TTTGTTTTTTTGTGTTGTTTTGTTTTGTGTTTTGCGACACGCCGATGGTGTCTGTTTTTTGTGTTTTGTGTTGTGGTGTGGTATATTTATATCAGTTGCAAGGTGCAGCGTTTTGGTTAGTTAGGTTAGGTGGTTATGATGCATAAAGTGTATAGTGTTAATATTGAGACCAAGGACTCGGTTATCGTTTTTGAGCTTGATAAACCTATTACTATGGGTGTTTTGTCGAATATTATTGATAATAATTATTCGAGTTCTTCTGAAATTATTTCTATTGATATTTATGCTCATGTGGTTTCGGATGTTGAGTAGTGATGGCGATTGAAAGAGGTGGTTATGATGGATTTGTGTGGACTTGCTTATATTGGTCATGTTGAAATTGTTAAGACTGATCATGGCGTTACTAATACGAATGTCGATTATACGTCTTTTAGTCTGTCTCATTTTGTGAAGAGTCGTGATGTCCAGCGGGTTGTTGGTGAGTTGACTTTGTATGATAACGGTAATGCTGTGTATCAGCCGAGGGCTGTTGGTTCGGCTACTCAGACGGATGTTAATATTGTTGCTAATTTTGTGCTTCGAGTCGTTAAGTCTAATAATTTGTTGTTGAAAGTATGGTGATGATTATGCCGGGTTTTCTTACATTGTTGTGTTGTATTATGTTGGCTGTTGGTGTTGAATATATAAGGAGCAATAAATGATTAACACTACTTATTTGGATAAATTATGTCGTGAATATAACGAACTCGATGAAAAGATTAATAAATTATCTCTTTACATTGAAGCTAATGTTAATGTTGTTGATGATAAATATTGTTGGATAGGTGGGGATGATGGGCGTTTTTGTGGTCCGGGGTTATTGTGTGCGCAATTGAAGTCAATGAAAGCTTATAGGACGAGTCTTTCTGTGAGAATTAATGGCTATTTGATTATTAGGGAGCATGATAATGTTTGAGTTTCTACGCGCTTGGTGTACCGATAAGTTTATTCGATATAATTCCGATGGTGCCGAACATTATTTTGCTGAGGGGTATTATCGTGGTTGGCTTGATTTGATGACAGGTCAAGAGGGTAGAATTGACGGTCCCGATTTGTATGACGTGCCCAAGTGCTATCAGGGGGACTATGCGCGCGGCTATCAGGATGGGTTCGCGGATGGTGTGGAGAATGTGGATGAGGATGATGCGCGTCTTTTAGAAACCGTGTATGATATCCCCAACTTTTAGGAAAGGTGGTGTATTGTGTCGCAACCGTGGCATAATCGTCGTAAGAGCGTGAAACGCTATAATGAGCAATTGTACATACCGGTGCGTGACCGTCGTGTCTTTGACGACGACCCAGTGCATGGCTCCAAACGTATCGCTATGTTGTTTAGAGGTGATCTGAAACGGCTTTCTCTCCGTAAGATTAGTAAGGGCGCCCCTTGGGAGTTGTTTTGCCGTGGCTGTATGATGCTCGATGAATTGTACTCGCGTGACGGACCTCAGATCGCTATTCGTGATAGTGTTGTGGAAATGGCTCATATTTGCGCTAGTTTGTCGGAGCATCCTACGCGGCTTGAGGTGCTTAATAGTGCCTTGGATGTCGAAGAGATAACCGGGACGATATATCGTCCGTTTATGATAGGCTGGATGGTACTTGTCCATCTTGTTCAGGGTGACGCGTTCGATGTGCAGCATCTGTTTCCTGACCACCCGGAATTAGAGTACATGGTTTCACGGTGTTTCTTGAGTTTTGACAAACTCGACAACACTATGTATACTGATTCGTGGGTGTTCGACTTGAACACTGATAAACAATTTAAGGATAGGTGATTATTATGGCAGAAAAAATTAAGGGCGGAACTGTAGTTCGCACTCACCATTATGTGGTTGTTAAGGGTGTTGAAATGACCCCGGACGGCGATATGCTCGAACAGGAACACGTCATTGATGGAAAACATGAGGACGTGGAGTATTTGAAGCGTAAGGCACGCCGAGAATGGCCTGATTTTCTTCCCCGCGAGTTTTCGTGGCATAAGCAACGTGCTGAAATGTCTGAGCATGATTTTTATGGCATGGCAAAGTTTGGCGATGATGTCGAATATACGCCTAAGCGCGTATCCGAAGCATCGTCCGAAGTAGAAGAATAATAAACAAACAAATAGATAGGTATAGGTGAATATTATGGCTAACGAAAACGCTACCGTGAATACGACTACCGGCGAAATTGAAGAAGTTGAGAGCCGTCCCGTGTCTCAGTTGGTGAATACGCTCAATCCGAAGACTTTTGAAGAGCGTAAGGCTGTGTTTAACGCGGTGAATAACGCGCAGTCGTTGGATGATATGAAAGATAAGCCGATTAAGATTACTGGCGTGGCGCAGGTCCATAGCGTTCGGGTCGATCGCAATACCGGCGAGGAAGTGCCGTGCATTAGTACGACGCTGGTGGGAGCTGATGGCACGGGGTATTATTCCCAGTCGGCTGGCATCGCTCGGTCGGCGTATAATCTTGTGGCAGCGTTCGGCGCGAACTGGCCTGAGCCGTTGACCGTGCATGTCAAGGCGACCACGTTGGCATCGAAGAACACACTGAAGACGCTTGTCCTTGATTAGTGTGCTATAATGGGGTGATGGTTGGCAGGTTGCCTTGCTAGCCATCACCTAACCCAGTGGGGGTCGTGTCGTATACTCGTCAGTACGATGCGGCCCCCATTGTCTTATCCATGTAGATGGGCGGGGGAATTATATGGCGTCACGGGCCGCGCGTAGAGCACGAAAACAGCATGTAGCAACATTGAGCGCACAGGCGCGCAAAAGCGAAGCGCAACGTAACATTACATCATTAAACCAAGTTAATATGGACAAACTTGATAATCTTACCGTGCCGCAACTCAGGCAAGCGGCTCAACTGTATGGGGCGAAACAGGAAGCGCGAAAAGCTCAGATCGTGAAAGCGGCGCAAGAGGATTATTATAACGTGCCGGTAGTGCATGTGTCAAAACTCGATCAAGATATGGCGTCTCGGCCGCTCATCTCGGATGCTGAAATCGCTAGCGCCCCTGCCAAGAGGCGAAAAACGTTGCGGCAGCAGCAGCGGCGGCGTATTGCGGCGCGGGAAAAGTTGGGTCGCGCAAGAGAATATAACGCTTTGCGGCAGAGTCGGACGGTAGAGCAACAGCAATGGCGGGAACGGCATGGATTAGACGCGCCGAACCCGAATGTTATGAGTCATGCTCTGAGCGGTAGCCGAGAATTACGCGACATGCTTAATACTACGAACGTGCTCAATAACCCCGATTTTGTCAGGGGAATGCCCGCAGAGACGCTTAAACGAGAGTTAAAGGACGCTGCCAAGCGTGTGAAGTCTCCGCGAGAGCTTGAGCGTGACGAATTATATAAGGCATACAAAAAGGCTAATCGTGAGAGAAATAAGAAGCGCGTCAAGCAGAAGAAAACACAATTACAGTATTTGCGTTTTCTGCGTCAAGCTCAGCTTAAAGGCGCTCTAGGTAAAGATGTAGCGCACCAATTCTCGCGGCTATCCGATAGGCAAGTCCGTTGGCTTATGAATAATACGTCGTTTGGGAAAGCTATTAGTAATTTTATCGGCAATTCCCCCGAACATCAATCGTGGGAAGCTGTTCGTAAAAATGCGAAAAACAATAAATTCAAATTTGTTTCTGAGAGCGAAGACCAAAAAGCTAAGGCCAAAAAACAAATATTAGATTTTTTTGAAATGGCGAAAAGGCATTAAATTGGAACACTATTATATCATTGACGGGGATATTATAGCGGATATTACCGGGAAAACTGAACCATTTGATTTGCGGAAAATAACCCGAATGATGATATCGGCAACGCAACCCAATATTATCTATTGTACGAGCGAAGATACCATATTATCGTGGATTGCATCCATGATGTCACGCGGCATCACACTGAGCAATGGGCGTAAAAACGCATATAGTGTGCTATGCGGTACGAATCGTATATTATATCATGCTACGTATCGCAACAGTGAGGGTGTGCCGACGCGCATGTTTTTGTTAAGTAACCTCCTCCGTACCACGTCGGCACTGAAGCTCCAGCAGTCCTATGGCGGGGATACGCCACTAGAAGCGGGTGTCCGAGCATTGCGCTCATGCACCGATCTCAATATCTCCGGCATGACTATTGGCGGTGCTGCCATGGCCGAGTATGCGAAAAATGGTGCGCAATTCGCCAAGAATTTTCCAGCCATAGACCAAGACGCTGAAAATGATATGCGGACGGGGTATCTTGGCGGCTATATTGCGTGCAAGCCGGGAACGTATGAAAACGTAGTCGACTATGATTGCAATAGCATGTATCCGACGCAACTGCGTAATAAGCCCCTCCCCTACGGCAAGCCGGTAGCCTATAGCGGCTCATATGTTACCGATGAAGACATGCCGCGTCATATTGATGTCATGACGTTTCGGGCCGACATGAAACGTGATGGATACGCTTTTTTGGGCGTCATGGACATGCTGTCAGGCGATAGGGCGAGTAGCGTCACGTCAACGCGCGGCTATATCACTATGGCATTGACTGACATCGATCAGCAATTACTCTATGATAATTATGATGTCAGTGTGTACCGATATGAGCATGGTTGGAAATTCAAGGCGCAGCGTGACATGTTTACTGATTATGTGGATCACTGGTATGCGCTCAAATCGTCTAGTAAGGGCGCGCAGCGCAATATTGCTAAACTCATGCTCAACTCGCTTGTGGGAAAATTCGGGACCGTGCCGCGTGATAGTCTGTTAGAGCCGCAATGGGATGACGAGTCGGGCGAGTTGTTGTGGTCCATTAAGCATGAAACGCCGAAAAACTCTCGCCACTACCTCCCTATTGCCATGTTTGTTAATGCGTACGCGCGGCAAACATTGATCGCGGCATGTCGCGCCAATAGTCGCGTGGTCTCCATTAATACAGATGGGTTCGCGGTTGTGGGTGATGAGGTGCATGGCATTGATATCAGCCCCACGCGCCTGGGGCGATGGAAGATTAAAGCACGATATAAACGATTGGTAATCCTCAATACTGGATGCTATCAGGGGGAGACGGATGACGGGCGTATTAATCTCGTGTGCGCGGGCGTATCGCGTTCCGCGCCGATACCATGGGAGCAGTTTCGGCATGGTGGCACGTTTATCGACGATTATGGTCAGCAAATTGTGCTACACTGATAGTGGTACAGAGCTAACACTCGTGACTGTATGTGAGAGTCGCGCGAATCGGCGATTGGGTTCGCCGCGCGGCTGAGGGCTGATAACCACTGTGCTACGCGGGATGTAGCGGCTCTCATGCCATACGGACGTCGGGAGCGCGATTGCACCCGACGTCCACTACTATATAAGGAGCAATTATGGCCGATACCACAGATACCACTACCGAGCCGACCGACGATAAGCCGCAGGACCACGTCGACACGCCTAACGACGATATTAACCCGGAACCGGACGAGGGCGACGATACGCCCGCCGATGCCGGTGAGGATTATGGCGCGCAGATTCAAGCGTTGCGTGACGAAGTAGCGCAGGTCAAAGCCATGCTCGACGCCATGGGCATTGGACAGGGGGAGGTTGCCGAGCCGGAAGAACCCGCAGACGATAGGCCGCGCTCATACGATGACCTATTTAGCGACGACGACGAGTGATACACTGTTAGAGGATAATTACCCACAATTATAGGAGCAATCATGGCTACAAGTCAAAACGGCGAATCTGTGCGACCGCTGGTACAGGGCACTAACGCCGACATCATTAATCTTATCCGAGACGAGGCATCGCCCGAATTCCAGCGGCGTATCCCCGCCGCCACCAAAGCAACCATGCACGATACGTTGCAAACGCTCATGCGCTATGAGAGCGTGCGCAACGAGTTTTATGACGCACTCGTGAACGAGATCGGCAACCGTAGTATTAATAAACTGCGGTGGCAGAACCCGCTGGCTGAGTTTAAGCGCGCCGCCATGCAGTACGGCTCTACTCAAGAGGAAATCGCTGTAGGCATGGTCAATGCTCACGTCTACGACCCGAATAACGAGTATTTGGGTGATGATATTTACGGCACCTATAAGGCTCCTATCAAGTCCGTTTTCCACACGGTGAATCGTGAGAACTGGTATCCGATCACCATTAACGAATCTCAGGTGCGCAAAGCGTTCGAAAATGCCGATAGCGGACTGTCGATGCTCAACGCGGAGATCATGCAGTCCCCCGTCACATCCGACAATAATGATGAGTTTCTGTCGATGTGCAATCTGTTCCCGGAATACGCGAACATGGGCGGGTATTGGAAGGTGCATGTGCCGTCCGTTTCGCTTGACTCGGACGCGCAGGCGGCGGCGCGACAGCTGTTGAAAAACGTGCGTGCCATGATTTACAAGCTGCCTATTAAGCCGTGGACCGAGTATAATGCAGCGCATATGCCGTCTGTCGTGTCTCGGGATGATTTGATTCTTTTCACGACCCCCGAAGTGCACGCGGCCATGGATGTGGACGCGCTGGCCGCAGCGTTTGGTGTTGACTACATGGCCGCTAACGCCCGTATTTTCGACATTCCAAGCGAAATGTTCGGATTGGAAAAAGTGCAGGCAGTGCTCACCACCAAGCAATTTTTCTACGTTTGGGACTATCAGTATTTGACCACGACGAGCGGCATGAACCCGATCAGCCAAAACACGAATTATTTCCTGCATCATAAGGAAGCTATTTCGTTGTCTCCGTTTGCTCCGGCAGTACTGTTTTGGGAGGGTGACGGCTCGATGGAAATCATTAAGGCATTGGGCGATATCACTATCGACACGCCGACTTTGCAGGTGGCACTCCAAAAGTTCGGTAATCCGGCTGTGCAGCCGACCGACGTCAAGCGTGGTGGCGTAGTGCAGGTCGTGGCTAATGCCACGTCTGCGAACTTCCCCAACCTCAATAACGTTGGCGTATCGTACAAGATTGTCGAAAATGGGAACGGTGTTGCCGGGGCCGCGCTCCCCACAGACTCGCAGTTCACAACCATCACGAATACGGGCGTGCTTCGCGTGGGACTTGGAGAAACAGCCAGCACTATTACTGTTGAGGCTACGGTATCGTATATCGACCCCGCAACCCCCGAAGTGGTCAAGAAGATTGCGGATCGGCTAGCCGTGCCAGTGAGTGGCGACGGACTGCTCGGATTGCAGTCCGGTTTTGTCACGGCTCTCACGGTGAGCGCCCCTGCGACGCTCGGCGTCGGTAAGGTTGATCACGTTGTCGCTACGGCTACGCTCACCGATGGCCGCACTGCCGACGTGTCCGCATTGGTCACGTGGTCGGTCGATAAGCCTAACGTGGCCTATGTGGCAGTCGATGGCTCCATGACCGGACTCACGGCAGGCGACGTCGTGGCCTCGGCTACGCTCTTCGCAGTAACTGCCAAGGCGTCGAAGACTACTGTCGCATAACGCCCCTGTGATATAATAGGACTCATTACATAGTGTAATGGGTCCTATTTTTATGACAGGAGCAAGAGCATGGCTGAGCAGGATAACGGATTGTCGTGGGCGTATTTTCCTCCTAATACGTCGTTTAAATTGTGTAACGTCCCGTGGGACATGTCCTATAGGGATATTGTAAAATTTGGTGACCATAAAGCGCAAGACGATTATTTTAATTCCCTACCCGGCGTAACGGTAACGAATACGTCAGGCCATAGGTTTAATCAGCCCGTCAAGCTTAATATCCCATTTAATAAAGCGAATCAGTATAATTATATTATTGTTAAAAACGATTACCCTCAAGTTGAGCAACCGCGCTATTGGTATTATTTTATTCAAAACATCACTATGGTTAACCTGTATGTTTCACAGTTTAATATCATGCTGGATGTAGTGCAGTCGTTCCAGCTCGACGTGCAATTAGGTAATTGTTATGTCGAACGCGGGCATATCGGTATCGCGAACGAAAACGCCGAACAGGATGGGGGGCGTACATATCTTGATATTCCCGAGGGGCTTGATACGGGTGCAGAAAGTCAAATAACTTCTCAGAGCGTTACGCCGTTTATTGCTAACGGAGAAAATTTAAGCCACTCCGGTGCCGCTGTTATGGTCTTTTCTACGGTAAAACTTTACGAAGACCCAGGGACGGTAGATAATCCGCATATTCAAGTTGCTGGGGGGACTGTATCAAATAACATACCCAACGGCATTGATACCTATTACTTCCCCACGGTAACTGCGTTTTATATTTTTATGGCAAACGGGTCTGATTTCCCGTGGGTTATGCAAAATATTCAGAAATGTATCATGGTGCCCCAATTTTTAGAAGAGGGTAATGGGGTAACTAAAGTTGTGCCATTCGCTAAAGATTATCTTAAATCTGTAGAAATGTATTATGCTTCACAAACGTGGCTTAATGTAAATAAAACTATCATAGAAGATGATAACTTTAGAAATAGATTTATTATACCTGACAGGTATAAGAATTTAAAAAAATTCAGACTATTTCCCTACGCTTGGGCAGAATTAACTCTTATGAACGGCAATAGTCTGATATTAAAACCACAAAATATTAATGGTAATGATATGAAGATATGGGAGGATGCATATTTTGGCCCCCCAACTCCTCGAGCAGCGTTTCACGCGATAGGGGAAAATGCTGGAGACGGCACCGATAGTAACGGACTTGATGAGCAGATGAATTCTACTGTCGGCGTCATTGATTATCCGTCGCTCGCTGTGGTCAATAATGCCGGGCAAGTGTATCTCGCGTCCAACGCCCATAGCATCGACTATCAGAGGCAGACAGCCAACTGGAGCCAGCAAAAGACCTCCATGGGCATTAACAATGCGTACGCGCAAGCGCAACTATCGGCCGGCTACGCAGAACAACAGACGGGCCTCGGTAATCGTAATCGTAGCGCCATGGCGGGCATTAGCAATCAGTCCGCGACACGCTCAACGGATATCGCGCAAAATCAGGCGAACTTTGACTACGGTATGCAACAGCTCAACACTATCGGCGGCGGCGTGGCTAATGTGCTCGGCAATGCCGCTACCGGCAATATCGGTGGGGCGATCGGCGCCGCCGTAGGTGCTGGCATTGGCGCGTATGCCAATAATGCGACGTACAATCAAGGCAATCAGACTCGCGCCGCCCAGCTCGGTAACACGGTCGATACGACTAACGCGCAGACCTCGCAGTCCAACAGTTACGCGAGTCAGCAAACAGGATTAAGCAATCAACAATCGCTCCAATTCGCGGATATGAATCGGAGCATGGCCACGGCAGTAGCGTCCGGCGACTACGCTAATGCTATTGCGGGCATTAATGCTAAAGTACAGGACACGGCGCTCATGTCGCCTAGTGTAGCCGGGCAGATGGGGGGCGACGTGCTGTTGTATGCGTCGAATCGGTGGCGTATTTGGCTCCGATATCGTCAAATTATGCCCGCCGCCATGCGCAATATTGGTGAGTATTGGCTCCGCTACGGCTACTATGTGCAACGATTTTTAAAGCCTCCAGCCTCGTGGCAGACTATGGAGCATTTCACATTTTGGAAGATGCACGAGCTGTATATCAGATCAAGCACATGCCCGGAAGAGTTTAAACTGTCCATTAAGGGTATTTTTGAAAAAGGCGTAACGGTGTGGAATAATCCCGACGACATCGGCGTTATTGACTATGCTGACAATAATCCGTTGCCGGGGGTACGATATTAATATGGCTAGCACAAACACTAAGCGCACGATACGCAACGCTAATCCCGCGTATCAGCAAGCCGTGGCAGCATTCCGCCCCACGGCTGGAATGAGCGACGGGGCAGTGCTCATGCAGTCGGCGCGCATTGACATGTATGCCAAACTGCTCAAATCGTTGGCAGTGTCCCGCTTTACGTGGCGCGGGTTGCCTAACGGCATTGACTCGCGATACCTTGAGCTGATGCTATTGGAGCAGGGTATGGTGCTGTTTTTCCCTGATATTCGTAAGGATATGCACCGTTTTATGGTCACGTCGGCATCATATCAGGGTAATGTTAACCCGTATTTTAATGCGACAGAGTTCACGCCCGTGGCTAACAATTATAGCTATAAAACATTGACGTCTAAAGAGTGCGTGCCGATTTGGGATAATCTTATTAGGCAACCATTTAACGATATTATTACCTTATATGCGCAACGCTTGGCTATGGTCGATCGGGCGTTGGACGTGAATTTGGATAACATGAGCATCCCCCTTATTGTGACCGTCGAGGACGAAAACCAACGTATCACGCTCGAAAACATGATCAAGCAAAAACAGGATGGTGTGCCCGCGATACTCGTCTATGGCGATGGTTTAGGCTCGCAATTCCAGTCATTCCCAAACACTACGCCCTATTTGTCTGACAAATTGCTATCGGATAAGGCGCAGATTTGGAATGAGTGCATGAGCTTCATGGGCATTCAAAACAGTAATACGGAGAAAAAAGAACGACTCTTAACGGGGGAGGTCGCGGCCGGTTCGGAGAAAACCAACATTTTTAGATTGAGTTTTTTGAAAGCACGCCAACAGGCATGCGACACGATTAAACTATTATGGCCTGCCTTGCATGATATTGGCGTGGACTGGTCTGACACTACAAGCGGCGGTATTTTGAGCACGGATAAGGATGATAGCGATGAATAATAGTGGAGCGTATAGCGACCTTGCTATGCCCGAGTTTCACGCAGACTATACGACGCAATTAGGGCATCTCGTCGCACTCGGCTACGATAATGATGCGTCATTGCATCTAGATAAATACCCTATTTTTGATGAGGCGTACCGTAATAGGCTTAATCGTAAGATTATTGAGCACTATATTTTCAGGGAAATTGGTGTAGAAACGCCGCAAATGTTCGCGTTTAATCTGGGGCGCAAAATGAACGAAATCATGCCCTACTATAATCAGCTCTACGTGTCGGAGCAAACTAAATTTGACCCACTGCTCACTCAGGATCTGTACAGTGATTCGAACCAAACACAAACATCGGAATCGTCTGCCAAGAGCAACGCAGAACAGACTGGCAAAAACGACACGACTAGCGACACGACCACGAAAACTCATTCGAGCGCGACAACCGTGCACAGTGAGTTCCCGCAGACGCGCTTAGCGGATTTTTTGCAGTATGCGACTAATGCGGACCAAACCAACTCGGATACCGATTCGAATACCGCCGGGTCGCAGTCTGCGACAAGCTCAAGCAGTGGCAGCAATACCACTGATTTCACCCACCAGTCGGACTCGGGCAATGGTACCGTCCATAGTCACGGCTATGCGGGCATGAGTGGAGCGCAGCTTATCACCGCATGGAGGTCAGCAATGCTTAACGTCGACATGATGATCATAGAGGAGCTGGCACCGCTCTTTATACGGATAGTCGGCACCCCTACCCGCATGACATGGCGACGATATGGCGGCCCGGACGTGTATACTGGAGTAAGATTCTGAGCGCCTGAAAGGGGTATACATGTTACCTAGTGAGACATTGTGGCCTACGACGCGGCCCCCGGCTTTTGAGCGAGTCGGCTCAACACAGCCGTTTAACTACCGCGACACACTTACCTTGCTTGACTATGTTAATCAGGTGGTAGCGCACATCCAGTCCGTCCAGTCGGATGTTGACAGTGATATGGGTATCATTGATGGTGATGTGCAAACCATGCAGGATACTCTAGCGGGCATGTTGCTCGATATGGCTAATCTCCGTGATGAGCTTATCAGCATGATCAAGCAAGCGGCGGCTAGCGATAATATCATGGTATGGTCAGTGTATGGTCAGCAGGTACCGCTCCAGCGCGCACTCGATGATATATATGATGCCGATAGGACGCATGGCCTATTCGTGTCCGACTTTGACAATCTCGCATTGCCCCCCGAGCAGTTCGACGCGCTCAATGTCAGCCCGCGCGTATTTGATTTGCATAGTACGGATAAGGTTAATACCGTTTCGGGTGATATTACTCGCAACGATATTCTATGGCTTAAGGACTAATAGTATGCCCAGTATGCAGCACACCCCAAATTATGGACTCACGCAATACGGGTCACCCGGTGACAAAGTATCATTTATCGATGACTATAATCATGATATGAAGATTATTGATTTGAAAATGAAAGCACTCGAAGATAAAATAATGCGACTCGAAGCCGCACAACACTAAGGACTAATTATCATGCCTAGCGCCAATAAAACACCTAATTACAATCTCACTCAATACAGCAATAATGGTAGTGATAAGGTCTCTGCACTGCAAGATTACAACGAGGATATGTCGAAGATTGACACCGCGCTGAATGATAATGCGAATAGCATTATCACCAAAGCCGACAAGGCTACCACGTACAGCAGGACCGACGTCGACACCAAGCTCGCTACCAAGGCCGATACGACCACCACGTACAGCAGGACCGACGTCGACACCAAGCTCGCTACCAAGGCCGATACGACCACCACGTACAGCAAATCTGACATTGAAGAAAGACTGTCACAATCTGCCAATTTTGGCCTTGCGGTTTTCCCTATAGAAGATAATGCCATCAGTACGCAAATTCAAGATTTTATCAATGAAAATCCGCAGGGAGTCTATTTCCCGGCAGGTAGATATAACATTTATCACACCATAAATATCCCATTCAACACACAAAATGGGTATGCATTAGAAATGTCCAGTGGAGCGGTATTCGTTGCCAAAAATAGCATGGATTGCATGTTTTCCATCGGTTCTACGGACAGTGGTAAAAATAATCCAATTAATGAACTTTTTACTATTCGTGGCGGGAGGCTAGAGGGCAATGGTATTTGTGAAACTGGAATTAAATCGACAGAAAATATTTGCGGAATAAGAATATTTGATAGCATAATCAACAATTTTAATTCATACGGGATATTCATTACCAAGCCCTTAATCTCTAATAGCATTGATGGCATAATTAGTAGGGTTAGGGTAAATTATGTGCAATATACTCCTAATTCTTACAATTGCATTGGTATCCATAACGAAGCGAACGATCTACAGATTACAGATTGCTATATTTGCTCATGCTCAAAATCAATAGAGACTACTGGGTACATATATGGAGGTAATCTTCACCTATATGCAGACTATAAAACAAATCAAGCAATTTCTAAAACAGTGGGGCTTGACTGTGACGCAAGCTGCCTGTTAGATAACATTTACCTAGATAGTGTGACAATCGGTATCGATTTTCACAATAAAAAAGGATACACCCATCAATTAGGTAAAATATTTTATATGGCGTATTTTGATAAACCACTTATACACGTTATCGAAGATGGAGCTTCAAATGTTTTATCAATTGACAATATTAGATTTGCTATCAGCAATAGTACCTCTACGACATATGACAGAAGATACATTTGTTTACATAATACAAACTCCAACACGGAAAGTGCATATTCTCTCTATCTTACAATAGGTGGTGTGTCGTCATACCAAATATCTAATGATGATTCACGATGGCTTGATGCAGCATTTTCTTCAAGCAACCATAAACCGTTTGGGTTTACAGTGACAGACGGAGATAGCACGATACTCGCCAATCAGGGAATTCTTATTGGATACATTCCGGCGATTTCCGACGGGGTAGCTTCTACGACAATTTTTGATATTTATTCAAATAACGGTTATGCAGTTTACAACAGATTCCTAATTCATGTGACCCCAACTACAACACCAAATTCTCTTAACACAAGAAATATAGGAATAAAAACTATCAATAATGACACTAATATTGCCATTGGTAAAGAAGAATTAATTAGAGGTAGAACCATGTACCCCGTATATGTCTATATTAAAAGTGCCCTGAATGTTAACCCCATAGTAGTGCAAGCTATCTACAGTAACCAAGGGTCCATGAATTACCAATATTCGGGTGGTGCTTATCAGCAAAATAAAAAAATTAATTTGACAAATGACAATACATTGGGTTGCACGGAGGCAAACGGAGTAATAGCGTAATTTATGTCCACTCAATCACTCTATGCCATGTACGTCATAGGGGCCGTCGAATCTAACCATAATTGGACGGCCATTAACCCCAGCGACCCGATTACGCTCGGCATGATGCAATGGTACGGCAATCGCGCCAAATCGCTTATCCTACGCGGTAAGGGTAGCGACTCGGCGGGGTACGCGCAATATTTTGCCAGCACGGCCGCCGCTAAAGCGGCCGAAGCTGATCAGGATATGAGCTACTATTATGTGACGCAAGCCGACGCCGAAGCATGGCACGCATGGGCGGCCACCGACCCTAATCATGCTATGCAGCAAGCGCAATGGGATGATGATTTCACCGCCTACCAGCAGGTTTGCGACTCGCACGGGTTCCCGGCCGGTAATATCCGTGAGCGTATTTTCTTTATGAGCATGTATCATCAATCCCCCGTGGCGGCGTTTCGCGTGCTCGGCTCTACTAGTGGCACCGCCAGTCTTGATCTGCTGCACTCTACTGCGCTTAATGATGGTGTGCTCGGACAGTATCGTAACCGGTACGACACGGCATACGCCATGCTCAACAGCTGGGACGGGCAGAGCGCACCCCCCGATTTTGGGCAGGTGGGTGACGCTCCCGCGCCCGGAGGTGACCCGGGCGGTAGTGGTGTCATTAATCCGACGCCCGCGCAACAACGGTATATCTCACTGGTAGGCGACGTGCTTGTGCTCCATGATAATGGTAAAACCTCCCAGTTTTATCAGACAGCGCAACAGGTGTGGACGAACAGCGGCACGGCCGGCACGCCTATCAGCGGGGGGCAGACTGACAGCGGTAGCGATACCAGTTCAGACGCTGGGGCCAAAGTAGTCGCATGGGTGGCGGCACGTGTCGGCAAATACGCTTACTCGCAGGGGCCGGGGCGGCTTGATCCGGAGGCGTCCGGCTATACGGATTGCTCCGCATTATGGTGGCGCGCCTATCAGGATGTGACCGGCATCAATGTCGGACGGTGGACTGGCGAACAGGCCGGATTGGGGACGCGCATCGCGATCAGTGGCACCGATACGCCCGCTAGTGCGGTAGCTAAAAGCAAGCCGGGCGACTTGCTGCTGCTCACATGGTCCGGCCATAATCCTAATTATGATCACGTGGAGGGTATGACGGGCACCGGCGCAGATCAAACATTATCCCACGGGGGGCCGGGGAATGGCCCGAACTATTTTCAAGCCACCGGGGAAATGGGTATGGCAAGCGAGTGGGAACTACGGCGTTATGTGTAGCGTGGTATAATAGAGTCATGACACCGAACGCTCACGTTCTTAATGAGAACGACTATTATAACTACCATGACGTGCTGACATACAACGCGCCATGGTCGTTTATTATTGGCGCTCGCGGTCTTGGCAAAACGTATGGCGCTAAAAAATTCTGCATCCGCGATTTTATCAAAAATGGTGCGCAATTTATTTATTTGAGGCGCACTGATGTAGAGCAAAAAAGCAAGGGGACATTTTTTGCAGACGTTGGCGAAGCGTTCCCCGATTATGAGTTTAGAGTAAACGGGGCGCAAGCGGAATGCCATTACATGAAAGATGATGCTAAAACATGGCATATTATGGGATATTTTATTGCATTATCACAGGCGGGCGGCAAAAAGTCCATCCCCTACCCGGACGTGCGTAATATTATTTATGACGAAGTATTCCCCGACAATCAACAGTTCTTGAGTAATGAGGTCACTGCGCTCGAAGAATTTTACAACACTGTCGATCGGTGGAAAGATAAGGTTCGCCTATTTTTCCTCTCTAATGCCGTGATTAAAGCTAACCCATATTTTGCTAAATTCCATATATCACTGGACGAGCAACAGCATGATAGGCAGGAAATTAAAGCGTATGGCGGCGGGTTTATTGTAATACAATTAGCCGATTATGGTGGGTTTAGTGCTAAAGTGGAGCGCTCGCGTTTCGGCAAATTCCTCCGACAGTATGACGCCGATTATGCCGACTATGCGATTAATAATAAATTCCGGGACGATAGTAACACGCTCATCATGCCATTAGACTCGGACGACGACGGGTATTCGTATACGCTTGACACAGAAGATTACGGCAAGTTCGGCGTATGGTATCACCTTGACGAGGACTATCAAGGTTTTCTTATCTCGCGTAGAATCAAGCGTGGCACACAATCGGAATACACTCTAGATTACCGTCATGTGACAGAGAATATGGTGTATATTAAACGTGGCGACCCGGTAGCGCAACGGCTCGCCAACGATTACCGTCGAGGCAGAATACGCTTCGATGATACGCAAGTTAAGGCAGATTTTAGCATGGTGATAGGCTCCATGCTAGGAAAATAGGAGGAATCATGGACAACGCAACAGACTGGTGGCTTATTGCAACCGGGGTAATGATTATTGGCGATTACGTGTCAGGAATGGTTAAAGCCATTGTACAGCGAAACATATCATCTCGTATCATGCGCGACGGACTGTGGCATAAATTCGCATACGTCATGGTAGTGGGTTTGGCCGCATTCTTGCAGATCGCATCACAGCACATTAACCTCGGGTATGACGTGCCGCTTATCCCACTCGTATGCGGGTTCATTGTGATGATCGAGGTAAGTTCTATTATTGAAAATTTGGCAGAAGTCAACCCCGAAATCAAGGGCAGTAAACTACTCGAATTTTTTAAAGTAACTAACGATAAGGACAATAACAATGCCTGACATTAACGCTTTCATCAACAATATGTGCTATTGGTGCGCAATCGCTAACCTCGGCTACTCGCAAGCCGACCGATGGAACATTAGGGACGGCGGCGACTGCGATTGCAGTTCACTCGTGATCTACGCATTACGTGAGGCCGGTTTCGACACCGGATCAGCAAGCTACACTGGTAACATGCTCCCCAACCTGACAGCCCACGGATGGCAGCGCGTCCCCAACAACGGCAACCCGCAGCCGGGAGACATTCTGCTCAACATTGCAGACCATGTAGCCGTATACCTCGCCAACGGACAACTCGCACAGGCAAGCTATTCCGAAAACCGTAGCGCCAACGGTAGGCCGGGAGACCAGACAGGACATGAAACCAACGTCGGTCCCTACTATAATTATCCATGGGACTGCTATTTGCGATACGTTGGCGCACAAAACAGCCCAGCCGCCCCCGCTGGCACTAATCTCGCTGTAGACGGCTCATGGGGTCCCGCTACCACGCGCCGATTGCAGCAGATTCTCGGAACTACCGCAGACGGTGTTATCTCCGGCCAAATTCGATGCCCGGCAAACGAGCATATCGCGTCCATACAATTCGGATCAGGTGGCAGTGATATGGTAGCCGCCATGTCACACGCCATGGGCATCACCGACATGCCGCGCAACATCGGCCCCGGGTTCGTGTCAGCATTACAGCGTAGACTAGGAACTACAGTAGATGGCGTGATTAGTCCCACGTCCGACGCGGTACGAGCACTACAACAGCGCCTCAATCTCGGAAGATGGTAAAAATAGGAGAAAAATATGGTAGAAAACCGCCCCGATGCTCAAGACATGTCAGAATACAATAGCGAAATCGAACGACGCAAGACGCTCGAACATCGATCACACCACATTATCTCACACTGGATAGCGTGCATCATGCGCAGAATCTTCTACTAAACAATAAGCCCCACGGAAAACCGTGGGGCTTACTTATTACCTCAAAACCTCATTTCATAACTTGTGCATACGCCTCAGTAATCGTATCCATAGGCAAATACCTCAAATCTGCGCGCTCCCAAACAACATGCTCGTTCAACAAATCATCATACGCAACACGAACCATCTCACGACGCGCCTCCTTAGCAGTAATGACCTCACGGCAATAATTACCATTGCGAAGCTTACCTTTACTCACCCACTCATCACGAGCCGCACGAGAGCAAAACACCACAACACAACCAATACGTTCGTTATCAGTATCGCGCGCATCAATACCATAAGTATTCTCGAAACCATAAAACTTCTTCATCATAACCACCTAACCATTCAAAACGCTGCACCTTGCAACTAAAACAAATATACCACACCACAACACAAAACACAAAACACAAGCGCTCCCAGCGTGTCGAAAACACAAACACACGAAAAACAAAACAACAAAACACAAAACAAAACAAACAAAAAAACACGAAAACACACACAACAAAACACGGACAAAACCAGTAAAAAAAAACATATAAAAACACAAAACAAAACAACACAAAAAAACAAACAAAAACAGGGCGTAAAACAAAACGACGCAAAAAAGAATAAAAGAAAAAGAAAACAAAAAAACCTGCGAAAATGCGTCGGGGAATAAAAAAAACACCAGAGCCA